ATTTTATCAACAGTCTTATGAAGATGTTCCGCTAACTGGTAGCAGAAGAATAGGGCTTGATCGTTTTTCAGTTTCCCGATATGTCTTCCGCTTTGGGCTGCATTTCAGCGATTTCGCCAGCAACCCTAATTAACACGTCAGGATCGACCGAACGAAGGATCTCAACCATCTCCAACTTCTTGAAGCATGGTTCACCATTCTCATGCACTAGATAATAGATCAGCGTCAATGCCAATCCTTCATCCATCTTATCGCCAGTCAATTTAGACTGAATTTCCATCTTCTTTTTGACGGAAATCTGTGGCCGTACAAAATAACGACCACCCCATTCTGGAATATCTAGCGGCTTCGGTTCTTGAGCTAAAACGTCCTGATAATGTTGCTTCGCTTTTTCAAGGATGCTCATTATGAAACAGTGCTAGCTGTTAATGCACCAGAACCTTGTAGCGTGATTGATGCTTCAACCATACCGTCAAACGACGCTGATCGACTTACGCCTGTAACGATAGCCGTTCCAGTGTAATAGGTATCACCAGTAGTAGCGCCTTCAGGATAGAAGCCAATCGTTACGCTAGATCCAACGGTTAATGCACCTTGCCCGTTAGTATCAGTTTCGTCCCAGTACACATCAGCAGAGCCAGTGAATGACGTAAGCGTTGAGATAAAAGTTCTCGCCGTGTCAGTCATTACTGTATCTTCAACAGTGTCGCCAGTTTCTTCGATGGAAAAAGATCGCAATTCGGCAACCGTATTAGCGCCGACTTTGACGATACCATCACGTCCAATATGTGTTGCCATTATTCAACCTCTTCTTGTTCAGTCTTCTCTTCTTTCTTAAGCGCTGCTTTGGGCTTTGCCTTAGAAACTTCTTTCCATCCCAGGTTGATCATTGATTCAACTTTGGACGGATGTGGAACTACTTTAGTTTTCCCATCAGGGCTTACTAATTCCATGATTCACCTATAACGCCGCATCAGGCGCATTAGTTGCTGTTCTGTATTGTACGACATAATTCATCGTAACTACACCAATAGGTTGATCACCATCGCCATTATATTCAATCTCAGTCGATGATAAGAAACTATTCTTAGCCAGCCCATTGATAGTTTGATCGCCAGCCATTGCGGTTTCTACTTCTTTGCAAATATCGTCAATCTTATCGTCGAATTCAGTGATGCTTTTAACATATCCTTCGACAGTGATATTCAGAATTCTATTTAAAGTCCCAACAGAACCCATGACATCTATTTCTGAATCTTCAGACGTTGAGTAAATCAACAGCCCTGGAAGATTGCCTGAAGCCATCGGATAGACACGAGACTGATAAACGTTGCTTCCGGTTGTAGCCAATCCTGTTACGTTCGTAGCAATTCTTTCGCGGATCTGTTGTCTGATATGATCAGCCATTATTGTAATTCCAGAATCAGCGCGACAATGCCAGTATTATCAGGCTGGACATTAACTACCTTATAAGTCGTTGCAGCCCTGATGACATTATCATCTAAATCAGTAATCGCAGCGAACGCTAACGAATCTCCAAATGAAGCATTGCGAAGATCTTTTGCCTTCCCATAAACAATCGGCTGATCACTGTTCACACCGACTGTTCCACCATCTATTTCAAGATATTCACGATCAAGAATGACTTTGATAGATACAGCAGAGCCACCGCTAGGCGTATAGGTGCAAGCTACACCATGCCCATAATCGGAGTCGAAGTATCCATCAAAATCATTATCGAATTCTAAGGCCATCTATCGAGTTACCAATGATTCTACTTTCTTGGTTTTCTTTGGCTCTTTTTCTACTTTGAATTCTACGGCATGACCTGAACTGATGAACTGTCTAGCTTCAGCAGATGACACTAGAACAACATCGCCTTCCTTTCTAGGAACGCCGTGAATATGACAAGGAACTTTTACAACAATTTCCATAATAAACCTCATAAGTTAGGGGAGCCGAAGCTCCCCGCCCTTATTAGCTATTAGCTAGCTACGATGTCCTTAATTACCGCGAAAGATTCGGGATAACGAAGAGCAACGTCCATGTCTTGGAAGAACGCCAATCGGGTTCCACCAGAAGTAGACAGGCTAGCTTGATCGACTACAACGTCAACGCCGCTATAGAACCCAAGCATGATCTGGCTGAAATCGCCGTAGATCAATGCTGAAAGGTTCGTTCCCGTGCCTTTTGACAGGTCAGAAGGAACAAGCGTTGATGAAGCTACTCGCGTGCCGAGAACAGTTCCATCAGGATCCATGATGAAGTTACCTTCAACACCAGATGCTTGCTTGGATACAGTTCGCAGTGCAGCGATAACCTTGGGGTTGGTCAAGAAAGCAGTGTCGTTGATGATTGCATTATCAACTTCTACTTCTTTGATCATATCAACAACTTTAGCGTAAGTTACTGCGCCACCATTAGTGCCGATTGCAACTACGTTAGTGCTGCCGTTGCCGATGATACCCGTAGGCTCGTTAGAACCGCCGCCTTCGATAGCAACTTCGTCAATCTTTCGTGCGAAAGTATTAACGATGTCGTTACGGAGAAGCTGTTCAACGCTGGGATCGCTCTGCATCATAAGCTTGCGCGAAACATCAACATATGCGGCCAGAGTCTTTGGCGACATCACGACTTGACTGAATACTGCTGCGCCTTCAGACGGTGCTGAACCTTCAGCAACGAATGCTGAGTTGCTTACAGAAGTAGCCAGTTTCGGGATAGATACATCGCCTTTCAGACCTTGCATTACCCTTGCGCCAAGCTGCGTGATAGCCAGTCGAGCATAAAGTGCTTCAACGAACTGATCAGCCATGTGATCGGTAGAAACAAGATAACCACCTTGGCTATCTGTTCCAACAGTTTGATCACGCTTGCCCCAGTTGATGTTGGCAGGAACATAGAAGCCACGAGCTTCTTTGCCAGCACGTCGAGCAATCTCGTCTGAGATTTCACGCTCATAACCAGCGTCACGCCAATCGTTAGAGACTTGAGCCTTGATAGCGCGAAGCAGGCTGTATTGACGCTGTTCCTTCGGAGCAATGTCTACAACAGCAGCAGGCGTTTCAAGCGGCTTGTCATTACGGATAGCTTCGAGCAATTCGCCACGGAATTGTTCTACGCTTACACCGCGTTCTACAGCTTTGTCAGCGAGTTCACGCTGATTGTGATGCTTTCCAAGTGCAATGATTTCAGCGGCTGAACGGAACGCAGCAGCCTTAGCTTCTTCACCAACTTGGCGAACATCGACTGAGTTTTCTTCAACAGTCATTGGGATCACCTCTTTATTGGGTTGAGTTTTTGATCGGCCTACACCGACGAACTTAGAAGAATCAGCAGGGATTGAAACAATGGAAGCCTCCATTGGAGTCCAACTAGCCCTGAAGTATTCTTTGCCATTGTCGCCTTTGGCTCGAACCATTCGATTGATGCTATAACCGACACTAATGTTTTGCTTAATGCCTGCTTTCACATCTTCAAAAACCTCTTGAGCTAAGGCAGATTTTCCAAATTCCACCAAAGCAACGGTTCGCCGCTGCTTCTCGTCAAGGTAAAATTCACGCACTACGCCAATCTGTTCATTCATATCATGATTGTTCAGCAGCGGTGCGCGACCCGAAGACATAAACTCCATGTCTATATCTTCAGGATTATGGCTTAAAACTTCTAAGCCAAATTCTCGTTCTACTGGCGTTTCGCTTGAAACACCAATACGGACGATTCTTTTATCTTCGTCGATGAATCCACGATCTAATTGAATAGACCGATAAACGATTTCTTCAGCCGAAAACCGACCTTCGATATCGTCTTTCATCGCGTCGTAATCTTCATCGCGTTCTTCAGATGATTCTTCTACGACTTCTTCAACATCCATGTGATGCTTCTCGAATTCGATTACGAATGAATCTTCTGTTTCTTCAACATTAATGATATGTCTTTCCATATCTTTAGACTCTATTGCAGGTTCAAATTTAATAGGCTTGAAATCATGCTCATCAAGCCATTGTTTAGCTTCTGCCACGGAATATCTATCAGCGTCAAAACGGATAGATTGTAATTCCGACTTTCCTTCTTTAATCCCTAAGATTATATCAATTCCTTCGCCTAATTCATTAGTTAATCTTCGGAATTCATCGTATTTAGCAGGATCTTCTATTCTGGCTGCGTGTTCATTCGGATAGGGTCTTTGTTCTGCCCTAT